ACCTTGTCCAGCAACTCCTGCTCCCCCAGAACCGCCGGGGGTGTTATCTACACCACCACCTCCGCCTCCTGAACCGCCCGCATTACCATTTAATACTGAACCGCCCGAATTGGGCGGCACACCCTTACCGCCCGCGCCACCGCCGTCAGAAGTAATTGAACTAAATACTGAATTGTTACCATTGTTACCAGTAACGCCTGTTGTTACCGCCGCGCCACCAGCACCAACTGTGACTGTAATTGGAGTGCCAGAAGCAACAGAAAATCCAGACGCAGTTCTATAACCACCAGCACCGCCGCCGCCACCAATATTTAAACCACCACCGCCGCCACCGCCTGCAACAACAAGATATTCAACCGTTGTAGGGGGGGCCACACTGACCCCACTAGCCAATAGCATTTGTATAATTCCGCTCATGTCACATTTCCTGAAACAACACAAGTAGTGCCAGTAATGAAAAGAACCGTTGCAACACCAGCCGCCGCCAAAGTCATGGTGGCTTTGTCTGTAAAAGTGCCTGCAATGTAAGCAGTGGTGATTGAGCAAGTAATGGTGGCTGTTGAGCCAGTATTGTTAAAAATACTCACCACATCGCCAGTTGCAAAAGTTGCATCTGGAATCACAATTGCACCGCTTGCACCAAGCAGGATGTACTCACCCACATCAGTTGTGGCTAGTGTGTACGACGATGTCTTTGATGACCCTGATTGTGGGATGGCTCTTAGGTTGCCGTTTTGGTCAGAGACAACACCAGAAGTAGTAATTGTTAAATAGTCGCTTGTGCCGGGCGAATCAGACCCTGAAATCTTAAACTTGTCGGAGTCGGAGTTATCAACGCCAACCGACCAGTTCAATATGCCACTAATGGTGTATGTAGTTTTTGGGTCACCTGCGCTTGCTCCGCCCACTTGAACATCAAGTCTAGAATTCGCTGTTGCATTGGCGTTGTTTGAATTTGCAACATAAGCATTAACGCCAGTAGTCGCTGATGGCGATCCATTAAGAATGTTGTAAGTGCCAGTTATTGCAGAAGTTGGGCTAAAGAAAATACCACTGTCGCCATTAGCAATTGTTCCAGTAATTCCAATTCCAACAGTATTAGATGTCCCCGCCACTTGCAATTTGTAACTAGGCGAATTTGTTCCAATCCCAAGACCTGTGGTATTTAAGCGCATGGCTTCAATTGAATCAAGTTCAAAAGAAGTTACCGCCGCACCACCAAGACCAATTTTTATTCGTGTTTGGTTTGCGTTTCCGTAAGTGCTAGAAAGATTTAATGTGCCAGTTCCACCACTTCCACCATAAATGTAAGTTGAAAGAATTGCTTTGTTTGCACTTCCATCGTTATTTATAAATTTAATTGCTGATTGATAAGTTAAATCAGTCCCATCAAAGGCAAGCGCAGACCCAGTAGCCAATGCACTAGAACTAGATGCGTAAACCACACCATTGGCAGTGAACGATGAAAGGTTTGTACCGCCGTTTGCAGTTGGCAGAACTCCAGTAACGCCAGTCGTCAAAGGCAAGCCAGTTCCATTGGTCAAGGTAACCGATGTCGGTGTACCAAGAATAGGGGTGACAAGAGTGGGGCTTGTGGAAAGTACAGTATTCCCAGAGCCAGTGCTGGTCGTAACTCCTGTTCCGCCATTAGCCACTGCCAATGTGCCAGCAAGAGTAATTGCACCAGTTGTTGCGGTCGCTGGAGTTAAGCCCGTTGTACCAGCAGAGAATGAAAGAACTGGCGCAGATGTGGCATTGGATGCCAACAACTTGACAGTGCCTGCGGCGTTCTTGAAGTACAGTTTTTCGTCTGTAATGTTGATTGCCAACTCGCCACTGACAAGATTGCCAGCAGATGGAACAGCCGCCGCGGTGGTGCTGTAGTACAGCGAAATCGGGGTGAAGTTTAAAGCCGCCATTAGAAGGTTCCTCCTGAGATACCGCCAGTTGTGCCCGTACCAACGGTCAGCACGCTTGTGGATTGATTATAAGAAAGGTTTGCAGATTGAGCCAGTGCGCTCGTGCTTGAGGCATACAACACACCACCCGCCGTGTATGTTGACAAGTTGGTTCCGCCGTTGGCTGTCGGCAAAACGCCAGAGACACCAGTAGTCAGCGGAAGGCTGGCCCCTTGGGAAAGGTTATAAGTGTCACCAACTTGAATCTCTTCAATTTGGACACCATCAATTACGAGTGGGTATCGTGCCGTCATTTTCTATTCCTCAAAATAAAGCCACATTAACTATGGTCACACCATTGTTTAACAAAACAGGCAGGAAACCACTTGCGACAGAAAGGTTTACCGTTGATGTGTCATGCAAAACAATTGGTAAATATGTTGGATTCACTTGCCAGTCAGGGGCCGTTCCAGTTGACTTCAATACCCTACCAGCGGCCCCAATTGGCAATTTTGTTAGTGTTGTAGAGCCAGTGGCATACAACAAATCACCAGCAGTGTACGAAGTAATGTTTGTCCCGCCAAGATTCACAGGAACGGTTGTCAGCGAAATGACTGTGCCAGAGACATTGATTGGCGATGTGCCAGTGTAAATTTGCGTTGCACTGACCTGCACAAAAGTGATGTTAGTAGTGCCAAAGACAATCACGCCCTGCGTGTTGCAAGTGTAGGTCTCACCAGCACCAGTTGTGCCTTGCTGAACGAAGAAGGTTGACCCTTCGCTCAATGTGGTTGGCCCAGCAATTCCATAGGTGTCAGTGTCAGACGAGCGAGTTAAAACCCAGTTTGTCGAAACAGAGCCTACGCTAGTTACAACATAAACGCCGTTTTGAGTGGCGTTTGTTTGGGTATAAATCAATACGCGGTCACTAACAGAAAGAGTGACTCCATCAATTACCAGAGCGGCCTGCGTGCCTGCGTTGGTCAGTGTTGCGCCAACGCCGACCCCAGCCCCACCCGGTTGGTTGTAGGTTGCATTCAGCGGAGTTGGGGACTCAACACGCACTGGCGTGTGGAAGTGAATGCCAGTAGCCACAAGACCGTCTACATACTGCTTGGTAGCCAACTGAAGTGCCGTTGTTGGGTCTTGCGTCACAGCAACTGAAGTCAATCCGCCTAATGTCAAAGATGACGCGCCCAGAGCAATTGCAGTTGTGCCAACGGTCACAGACGAGTTGGTCAGGCTTGCGTTTGCAATGTTGGTCAGCGTGTTGTTTGATCCGTTGATTGTCTTGTTGGTCAGCGTCTGCGCCGCAGTGTTAGTGGTGACCGTGTCCGAAACAACTTGGGCAGAAGCCATGTTGAACGCACCACCAGTGATTGTCTTGCTGGTGAATGTCAATGAACTAGGCAACGAGATGACAGGGGTCTGACCGCCAGAAGAGGTGATTTCGCCAGCCGTACCAGATACAGATGTGACTGCGCCAATGGCCGTAGCGGAGATTGAAATGTTTGCGGCGGAGGTCAACTGACCTTGCGCATTGACCGTGTAACTTGGGACTTGGGATGATGACCCATAAGTACCAGCAGTCACACCAGAGTTGGCAATTGAAATAGTCCCAGTTGAAGTGATTGGGCCACCAGTCAAACCAGTCCCAGTTGCAACTGAAGTAACACCAGAACCAGCGGCAATAACTTGCCACGAACCGTTGATAAAGCCCTCAAACAACGCCAAATCGGTGTTGTAGCGGAACATACCGTTTACGCCAGTTGGGCGTGCGGCGGTTGCACCAATAGGCATGGTGATGCTGGCCGTCCCGGGGATTATCGGGTTGGGCGCAATGCTAATGATTGGCGTTGTTGTGCCATTCAAAACAGCAATTTCACTGGTCGTGCCGTTGACATTGGTGACCGTGCCGTCGCCAGAGCCAATGTTCACCCAAGAACCACTGATGTAGCCCTCAAAGCGATTTGTGGTGGTGTTAAAGCGAAATTGACCGCTGACGCCTACAGGTTGTTGACCAGTCGTGCCTTTGGGGACGACGACGCCACCCGTACCGGGAAGCGTCGCGTTGTCCACAATCGAAACTGTTGGAGCGCCAGCAATGCCATCTCCGTTCGCAACACCTATTTGATTGGCCGTTCCAGTAACTGAGGTGGCATTCAAAACACCACCAGAAGTGATGGTCATCAAACCATTGGCACTCAAATTTGCCAACGACAAAACTTGACCTGCCAAAGCAACAGTTGGGTTGCCCGCAATGCCATCGCCGTTGGAGATTGATAGGCCCGCGCCAGTAACCGCTATAGAACGGCCTGTAATGGCCGTAGAAGAGGTTTTTACTTGGAATCCAGTACCAGAGTTCACCAAAGACAATAAAGCGCCTGTGGTGCTTATATTAAAGAGTCCCTGCGCTCCGCCGTCAGTTATTGACAGCCCATTGCTCACGCCAACATATCGGCTGTTTGCCAACTGAGGCGTTTGATTGACCGTCAGGTATGTGTACACCTGCGACGGGGAGGCGGAAATCGCGCCCGTCGTCGTCTGCACGGTCACGCCATTTTGGACGATAGGAACCGCTTCGGTGCCTGTAATGGCACCAGCGGCTGGCAGTTGGGTTATGGCGACTTGTGCTGACATTTATGTACTCGTATTGTCGGGCGGATTCGGCGCAATCGTATCTTTGTTGCCCGTCAATGTTGGCGTCTGTGTGTTCTGCTCAGTCGAAATCTGGAACTGGCTTGTGCCGTCCATCGATTGACTGCCAGTCATCAGGTAGTTATCGCCAGCACCGATAGGCACATCAGGACGAGGAAACCGCAGGTTGATACGCTCGGTCTTACGGGCGGCAAGGCGGTAGGGGTCAAAATTGTCCCTGCACCCTTGGTCGCACACCCGCAAACCGGGGAAGTTGGGGTCTGGCCCCAATTGCACAAAGGCGCGTTTCATCTTGCATCGGTCGCATACACCGATGGCAATCGAAGTCAGTCCTGTTGTGTCTAAAAATATTGGCATTACGCTGTGTACACCGAGATGTTCGGTGCCCAATAAATTGGTGAGCGATCACGCTCTTCTTGCTCTGCAATGTAGAGATGCTTCTCGGCCATCTTTTCCAGATAGCCAATTCGATCCATAGCGACTTGAGGCAGTTCGAGGCTCATCTTGTGAGCCAGCATCATCTGCACAGCCTCGTACCAACGCTGTGGAATTTCCAACTCGTCAGTCAAAGCGCCCACATCTTCAATTTGGCGCGAGTACCAGCAAACCATCTGCACAAAAGCAGTTGATGGCACAGGCCAAATGTAGATTTCAGGTTTTGGAATCTGGCGGTTAAACCAATACTGGTAAGGCTGGTTGGCCGTGAAATTCTTGTTTGGCAGGTTGGTGTAGTCGTCACGGTTCAGTGAGGACATCTGCACCTCAAGCGAATTGTTTCCAAAGTACAACTCGCGAACAGAAAGCGTCCCGCCGTTGTAGACGCGGCAACGATAGTAGGGGACGGTCTGACCTGCATCAATGTCAGTCCAAATCCACTCGTTGTCCACAACAGCAACAGCACCAAGATCAACCAGAGTCTTCCATGTCACGCCGTCTTCTGACCATTCGTAGATGATTGACAAGGTTCCAGTGGCCGCAGGCAAAAAGCCAATGGAGCCAATGTAGGTGGGGTTTGAAACGCCGTAATTGACCGCAATGTTGCCATTGGCTGATGTCTGCGTGCAAATGGTGTCTACATCGCCGTCATACGCGTTTGCAACGGTTCCGCCAGCAGAAGTGGTATATGACCCGCTTGGACGGCTCATCGTGCGATACAGCGTGTTCCAGAGGTCAATTGAGCCTTTGGGCAGTTCGTATATGTACTTGTCAGGGGTCAGGCCAATCACTAGTTTGGTGATTGTCCAAAATTGAATGCCTCGATTGCCTAGATCAGACAAGAGGAAATAAAGCGATTGGCGTGCAGACAGAACCTGCTCAGAGGTCAACTCTTCGGCGAGTTTCCCACAGCGACGAGCGCCGTGATCAATCAATGTCTGAACATTGATGACTGTCTGACCAACAGTTCCTGAGTACGCCATATCAACACTTCCATCTGTTTAAAGCCGCCGCCTTGCGAGTTGGCTGACCTTTTTCATCTTTCATCGGCCCCGGCATCCCGCTCATTCGGGCGCAAAATGAATCTTTGCGTGAGCCACCTTGAGGTTGTGGAGCCTTGAGGTTTGAGCCAGTCTCTCGATTGTACTTCTCGCGACCTTTTTGCGTAAGACCTGCGCCTTGTTTTGTTGGCAATTTTTCGCCACGGCTAACAGAAAGGTTTGGCCCACCTTCTTTAAATTTTTTGCCTTTATCAGCATTCGCAAACTCTTTGCCCACCTTTTGAGGGATGCCTACTTTTTTGGCAAACGAAGGGTTGTGCGCAACCGCTTCCATCAATTTGTGTTGGGAAGATGATTTGCTTGGCATGGTTTACCAGCAAGACTTTGACATCTTGCCGCCAGTTTTCATTTTGGCGGTTTTTGCTGACTCTTTAAAGTCTTTAGCCGTTGGCGCACCTTCGCTACCCACTCGGCGCATTTTTTCGCCAGAGCCTTCAGCGATTCTTTGCTTTTTTGCATTGATATTGGCATAGAGGCCACCGCCTTTCATTTTTTTGCCTGAATATAATTTTTCCACAATTTCCAACCTTTCAGGTTTAGTTGTTGCTTGGCTGACAATTTTCAAACGCTCTGGTTTGCTTTTGCCTTTTTCATAAAACCCAGCGTCTTTTAAAGATTGGGCTGGCGATTTGCTTGGCATAATTAACCGTAAGATTTAACCATCTCAAGGACGATGGTATAGAAGTCACCAGCAGTAGCATCAGCAGTGCTGAACAATACATCACCAGTTACGCCAGCGCCTGCGTTGTTAGTC